AAATTCTTCGTTCCTTAAAGTCCGAGATCATTCGGTCTCTGACGGCTGTTTTCGTTGCTCCGGTGAGACATGGTGCGAAAACGTTATGTCGTCTAAGCTGTTCGGAGACTTTTTCTGCATGTCGCACATCGACGCAATAAAATACAGCCGATGTACGGGCTTCGGCGACAATAATTCGCACAGCTTCTGATACAGCCGACGAAACAAGAGAATCCAAGTTCGTGGCCTCAGCAAGAGATTTCGTGACGTAATCTCCTCCCGGTAACTTCCGCACTGCTGACAAATCGGCCTGGGACACTCCGACTTTAGAGCGCAGGTTGCACAAATACCCTTGATCGATAAGTTCCGTAAGCTTGGCTTCATAACAAACCTCTGTAAGTATATGGTCCTTGTGGCACAGTGCTCCGCCCGACATTCGCCATGGTGTCGCCGTCCATCCTACGAATTTGATTCTCGGGTTGAACCGCTGACATCCGTTAAGGAAAGTGCGGTACTTCCCTTCTCCACTGAATGGGATACGGTGGGCTTCGTCAATAAAAATGAAGTCAAACGGCTTAAAGTCTCCAGATCGCTTGAAGACGGAATCAATGGAAGCGAACAAAATGTTAGAATCATAGTCTTTCTTTCCAAGGCCGGCCGAGAAGATTCCCGCGTCCAGGCCGCACTGCTTTAATTTCTCGTGATTCTGTTGCACCAATTCCTTTCTGTGCGCCAGAATACAACCGCGTACTGCTCGTGATTCTAATTGCCATCGGCGTATCAACGCAGCCATCATTACGCTCTTGCCTGATCCGGTCGGCAGAGATACGCATGGATTTCCTTCGCGCGTGCAGATAAAGTTATGCACCGCATCTATTGCTTCCTGTTGGTACGGGCGCAGGGTGAACATTTATGTTTCGTATCCATTGTATCGCCTATATCCATGCAGGCAGTCTGGTTTCGCCTTCGCGGCGTGCCGCTCGTTTCTATTCTTCTGTCTCTTTATGAATTTATGGTACGCGCTTTGCCTTCCTTTTCCGTCTGCTTTTTCACATTCCGACATTGTTTAACCTTCAGCGAAGTATTCTCCGCATACTGGACATATAAAGCATGTCTCGTCGTCAAGGTCTTGGCAGTCAAGAAACTGATTTTTGTGATCTTCGTATCCACATTCCGGGCAAGTCATGTTAGTTCCTCACTTATTAAGAAATTTCGTCACCCACCAACCGCCCCAAAAAAATTCTTGAACGACCGTGGCGTGTTCAAGCCATCGTACTTCATGGTCAATTTCAACAGGCCACCAGAGGAATACAGTTTTAGACCTGCATGTTCCTTCTTTTGGTTTTTGCTTCTTTCTGTATCGCATTTCATTAGAAGGGCACTAACTCCCTAATCTCCATTGTGTTGACTTGGTTTAGCCACTCGATTACTGCAATTGCATTAGGAAACTCGGCTGCAATATAGTCGAGATTACAGCACGTCTGTATCGCTCGACCGTGATCGTAGCTCTCTGCGTACAGGTCTTTCCACGCCTTCAGGAACTGCTCTTTTGAACCAGTCCAGGCAATGTGGCAATGGTCGTCGCTGTATCTGGATAGAATGTCATCATTCGAGCTTCCGGAAGCAACCGCTCCTAATTCTTCCTTAGCTGTAGCGATCAACGGATTCAGGAGTTTATCGAATGGAAGCTTAATTAACTCGGCAGTCGAGAATCCTCCGGTGATCTTACCATGACGCCAAGTATTTCCTTCGTCATTGCGAAACTCGATCCAGTCGCTGCTTGCGTCTGACGGCTCCCATCCGACAATCAATCCAGGAAGGCACAGATGGTCTACACAAGCCTTTACTTGATCTTCCTCAGAAAGACTACGCTGACGCTTGGAGCACGACCAGCGGGCCACTCCGTCTATCTCAGGAGTCGAATGGCAGCATTGGCGGCAGTTGATTGCTGCGATCGGCAGCGCCGGTCCGGGACATCCCCAGCACAGTTGGTGAGCAGCACACCAGCCGCATTCGTAATAGTCTTCGCGCTCGGAAATGCGACTAGGAAGTGAATTAGAAAAGATGACCCGTTGTGCCCGCTCCATGAGGAGTTCGAAGTACAGCTTGTCAAATCGAACACGCTCGGAATACAGCGAATCATCATCCTTATTCTTCGCTAAATACAGGGCACGAGTCATTTTCGTTAGTCCCATGTACGTCTGCATCTGTGCGTAGTGTTGCGGCTTAGCTTTCTCTACGCCTTCCTTTTTCAGCTTTGTGAAAGACTTCGCATTGTGTGTCTTGAATTCAAGAACCACCCAAGTTTTCTCTGCAAGGGGAATTCCTATCGCGCAGCCGTCCATATGTCCAGAGAAGTGACCGCCAAGCGCATCGACTGCGAACTGCTCGCCTATTTCATTTACGTCGTGAACCTCGCACCCAATGGATCGCAACTCGGCAACGAACCGCGCTTCTTCAAGCTGGCCTGTTTCGAATAGCCGATACATGCGGCCGTCAAACGACTCTTTGCAGCATCCACGGAAAGTATACCATAGAAAACGTTCACAACTATGCCCGATTATTGATGCGCCTAGATATGCGCGATTTGGCTCTGAATCTCCCCTAGCCTTATGAGCGGCATATATCCTTTTTACAACTTCAGAGTCTTCTGGAAGCGGAATGGGAGTCATATCTTTCTCCCGAAATATCTAGCAAGTTTTTCTACAACAGAGTAGTCGTCGCCTATGGCACCAAGAAATCCATTACATCCCCTGCACAGCATTCCACGCACTACTCCCGTTGCGTGGCAGTGGTCCACGACTAACTGTTGTTTCTTCCCGCACAGAGCGCACTTTCCACCCTGTTCCTTAATGAGCGTTGCATGCTCTTCTACAGTTAGTCCGTACTTCCTCAGTAGTCTATTGCGCGTTGCAGTTTCTTTTAGTTTTGAGTATCTTTCTGAGTCTTTTTTTATAGCAGCGTACCATCGGCGCTTTCCGTCCGCAACTGACTCAGGCTTAAGTTTTCTGCGATCGTTACTGCAATCCTTAATTTTGTCTCTGTGAGTCTGGTAATACGTTTTGCAGTATTCATGCATGTACTTCTTTTTTTCTTCTTTGGTCATTTCATTGACTTGATTGAGATCGCAACTTTTTTAGGAGTCGCCTTGACGTGTTGCGAAAGACGCGAAAACATTTCTGGCTCATTTATGCGATACCACTCCCAACCTGCGACATCCAATTCGGTGGTTGTCTTGACTTTAACTGGAACGAATTCAGTGCCGGTACATGCGTCTCGCAACCCTTGGATATCGGCCTTGTAGTTGAATCCTCGCTCTACGCATACCGACGTTCCGCCTTCGAGCTTCTTGGTGACTTGGCCGCGATCTGGACCGGGCACCAATTCAGCAATCTGTTCTTCGTAAGCGATTCGAACTTCCTTCGCCTTCTCTTCGGTCTGCTTGGCTTGAATCAGGTGTCGAACCAATTCAACGAGTTTCTCTTCATTGTCTGGCATCATGTCCCCTTATAGTAAAGATCGGGCGCAAGCGGTCATACTCCGCAGGTTCGGTCAATATGGTACAGTTACCCACGGCTGGCTACTGTACAACCTCGATTGCCAAGCATGACCGCCCGCGTCCATGCGAACGTTCTGGAGATACGATTACCGCATCCATGGCGGCTTATTCCCGGCCGGTGGGGTGTTCTGCTGAGGCGGCAGTGGCTGATTGTACTGAGTCGGAGCGAATCCGCCATTCTGTGGCGGATAGGTGCCCGGTGCCGGAGAAGCAGGCTGTTGATAGAACGGGGCCTGTTGCGGGGGCTGTTGGTACGTCGCCTGTGGCTGCTGGTATGGAGGCTGCTGTTGCGGCTGCTGGTACGGCGGTTGCGGCTGCTGAGGAATCCCAGGGGCGGCAGCCGGTGTCAGGGCCGAATAAGTGCGGATCACGTTCTGTCCGTCTTTCACCTTGACGTGGGCGACACAGACCTGATTGACAAATTGGTCGGTGTCGTTTACGTGCCGGACACCCAATGCCTGCCCGAGAGCGGCAAGAGATCGCAGTCCGATTTCAACGCATTGCTGATTCGGATTGTGAATATTGATGTTGTCGAACAGCTTGCGACCCTTGAACGGTCCGTCAAGTACGGACATTTTGATCTTGACGTAGGCTCCGTCGTTGGCCTTGGTCGCCTTGACTTCCGTACTCTCGATCAGTACCGGATAGTTGTCAGGCGGCAAGACCGGAAAATCGTCGGCCGGAGGAACGCTAGTCGAGTCGAACGCACCACCAAAAAACTGTTGCAGATCACTCATTAGAAACCTCTCTTCGTTAGTTGATAAGGTACTTAACCATGCACACAATTGACAATGACCACCATATGCCGATGCCAATTTCAAGGACAGCATCCACGAATCTCTGCATTGGCAAACCTTTCTAGATACTTGGATAATTTTAGTGCAACTCCACTGGAATTTCTCAAGGAGCCAGCGGCTAAATTACACCCAGAGCACAGCCATCCGCGAAACGCTCCAGTCTCGTGATTGTGATCCATGTGCAATCTAGTTTTACAGTCACATTCAAGAATACCACATGAGTCACATTGTCCATGGAAGTTATCCTGTAGCTCTGAAATCGTAGCAGAGCAAGCAGCGTGGCCTCTTTTTGCGGCATTCTTTTTCGAGTCAATCAGAGCAACTCGAAACTTGTTCTTGTTTACATACTGTCTCTGCCGTTCCGCTAGGTGGTTGAGATTTCTTAGTCTCCATGTTTTTGTAGATATTGCCTTGCATTGCTTGCAAATTTTTAACCTAGTCGCTGTTCCATTTAAGTTCGTAACAAAACTCCCGTCTTTCTTCTTCTTGTATGACAATGGAAAATCAATATATGGCCTACTTGCTCCGCATCGATTGCAGGTGATAAATGTCATTTCGAAGAAAGTCTCCCAATAGCAGACGAGACCTCAGCCATGTACGAAGACCATAAAAACGGAATCTCGTAACTTAATTGTCCATATACTCCACGACCACCACCAGGATGCGACGGACGCTTTTGCGTATAGACGTAGCTTGCGCCTCCGCCCACATCGACTCCCTGATGCTTCTCTTTTTTGAATCCCTGTTCTTCGGTCTTCACGATGACCTTTTTGTTTGCGAACAGGATCACGTCGCACCAACGATAGAGCAGATTGGCCGCTTTGTCATTCAAGTCGAATTGGTATTGGTCGTAGCTGCTTCCGTTCGGATCGTTGAAGACTTTCACTTTCACATGGCCCACAATGATGCTGGCCATGTTTTTGTTGGCTCGCAACCAATCCAGAGCTTCCGTAATCCGACGCCAGTATTCGAGAGCTTCGATGTATCCCTTCCCAAATCCCTTCTTCACGTCTTCAATGCTCGATACGCTTCCGTTTGCCTTGCATGTCGCGGCCCACACGAGAGGCTCAAGCGCGCTCGCCGAGTCGATTACGACAGTTCCGAAATCGTGATTCTCAGACGCCAACGAACAGAGACACTGAAGCGCGTCCTCGTACGTCTGGCATTCTGGAAAGCGATTGACGTTCAATGCGTCAAGGCCCTGCTCGCCTTTAATCTGCAAGAAGATCGGCCGCTCTGCTCCAGATGCGAACGTCGTCTTTCCAATCTTCTCTACGCCCAACACGACGATGCGTGGAGGACGATGAATCATTCCGGTGGATATGGAAGCTAAATCAAAACTCATATATGTTCCTCAAAGAAGATGCTCCTATGATTTCACGTAAATGATGATTTTCGTAACTCCGTCTAGGTCGTCCATGTCGGCGATTTGATCGGTTGCGACATCCCGTATGATCGACATCAGATCGCTGCCAACGTCGCGCTGCACTGCTTGGCTTCCGTACAGTACGTCATCGATCGTTGCGACCTGCCGACTCTCACCGTTAAAAAAAGCGTATACACCGCTCATGCTATTGTCCTTCCTTGATTGTAGTGTACGGTGTGCCGTCCGCTCTGTCAAGCTCTTGCTTCTTATTTCTTGCGAGAATCCTACGAATAGTGCGGGCAGACCACTGCTTGCCGCGACAATCCGTACGTGATAGGTTCAGTCGGCCGGCTATTTGCTCAGAATTGAATCCGAATGACGCATCGTCGGCGATCGTCCTTATCACAAGCTGTTCTATTGCCTCTTCGGCAAGCTGTTTCGTCTGGGAATCGACTCTCCATCCATACGGCGGACGGCCGCACCAAACGCCCTCAGCCTTTTTGCGAGCCATACCGGCCTTAGTGCGCCTGGCGTACTTGGACCGCTCGTATGAGGCAAACGCTGCCATGATGTTTTGCATAAGGATCGTCTCTGGCTCGTCTCCAGACGGCGATCCGTCTGCGTACTCGATAGTGCAGCCCAACTCTTCGACCTGCTTCCGAATCGTCAAGGCCACAAGCAGATCGCGGGCTAGCCGATCGGGGGCGTCGACCACCAAAACTGATCCCGGTGTAAGATGCGAAAGAGCATTGCTTAATCCGGGACGATATAGTTTCTTTCCAGAAACAGACGCATCTTCACTCATGAAAAAAACGTAATAGCCATTCTTACTGCAATAAGCGCAGCACCTCATATTCTGTTGAGCATTCGACCGGCTGGTGTCTGCGTCTGGGCGCGGAGAAAATCTAGTGTAGATTACGGCATTCGTCATCATCGCCATGCACCTCACTTGATTATTGTGTATCCACGATCGCTGTATGTTACACAGGTATCCGCTCTGCGTTGGCTGTCTCTGCATTTCTCGCATGTGCGATAAGAGACTAATTCCATATCCTCGCGCGCTCCAATATCGCGATCTGACAACGGACCGCCACACTTGACACACACTTTCGGCCGTTCACCTGCGGATTGTGATGTGATATTCGGCACGCCGGTGATGCTGCACAATAGGCAAGGCATTTGGACCATGCCGCCGCACGTCGGGCACCGATGCAATTCAACCATAATTTTTGTACTCACGTCCGTTGCATGGTTCAGTGAACAATTCGACTCCAGTACACTGTACCGTTGGTTCAGATTCATTAAACTCAAACCAGTTTCCAACGAAATATAATCGCGCTTGCTTGAGCGTAATTCCTGCGGCCATGTTTACCACACGACTGCGACCGTCCGAGTAGCTCACGACAAACGCAGACAGTGGAGCGTATTTCTCTTCTGACATTGCAATCCTTTCAAAAACGGATAACTGTTGCAGTTACTCCATGGTGGACGTATTCTAATACTTCGCATCCTAAGTGCTTCAAATACGTTACCACTCTGCATGGAAGTAATCCACCTAGTTCGCATGAGTATATGCCGTCAATTTTCCCGAACGAAACTGACGGATGAAATGAACGTATAGTAGCAGCGATAGCATTGTCGAAACGGTTCATTACACTAAGCCTTTCGGTATTCTGTAATTGGTAGGTCAATTACGGGCACGTCAAGATAGTCGCATGTCAATCCCTTAGCGGCACCGAGTACGCGAAGCGCATGCCTTACGGCCGGTTGACAGTATGGGTTGTGGCTCTTGTCGCCTTGTGTCGCCCAATGCAGCATAATCTCCAAGGCATCGCGTAGCTCAGATTCTGTTGGACCGCGTTTGAGAATCTTTCCCTTTGGCGCAACCACACACTTGTCGAACGTCTTATATTTCATGGCTACACTTCCACCTCTTCGGAGTATCGTACTGTTGTTGCGTTACTCAACTCTTGTGGCACGAATTGCCATCCATTAATCCGCTCGAACGCTTGGATTCGAGCAAGCTGCTCTGCATCGTCTCGGTTTGCTGCTTTCACTAGCTTGCTATAGCCATCATGCATTGCTACATAGTACGTTTTCATACTCTCTTTGCTTTCGTTGTAAGCCGTTGCGTCCTGCTCCCCCTGATGCGAAGCAGTCTGTTGTTGGTGTAGCTGAAACGCGGTCCAACGACCGGCCAAGGCTGCGCATCGACTGCCGATCGATTGCCGCTGACCTTCTTCCGGAAGTCTGCATCAAATCGCATGAATTGTCCATTCTTCAGCGGAAACGGAATCGCTTCAACCGCCATGCAATAAGCAGAGCAAAAATTGTGACCGCTATTAGGGCAGCTTGAATACATCTGTTGTCCGCAAATGTTACAGTAGCAATTATACATGGTGTTCTCTTTTTCTGTTGGTGTTAGTTATTCTGGCCCGCCAATATTAGTCGTCCGCTCTGTTGAATTATGACGGGCCGAAAATGGCTTGTCAAGTGTAATTCTGGAAATTATTCTTCGATTACGTTTTGGGTCTCTTCTAGCTCATAGGCAAGGTAAGACAGTTCATCCGAATGCGAATGGGCCCATTCCATCACGTCAGACGGGAATAAGTCAGCATTGTCGGATGCGCGGCCGTTGGTCGAATAGGCGTAAGCGTCAGCCGCTGCCGACAGGAGACCCAACAGCGAAGCTAGACCGCTCTGTAGCTTTCCATGCCAGCCCATTTTGTGGCACAATGCACGACAAGCCGCAAAGTGGTTGTCTTCGCTACTCTGTCCATCGTCATACGCTCCAGATAGGCTATTCCCGTCTCCGTCTGAGGCCGATATTTGCGACCCCCTGGTATTCGTTGGACCATGGTATTTTGTTACGATCGTTGTCATACTGTTGCAGCCTTTCTGTTGAATACATCGTGATACTCTGCGAGCCAACGGCAATCTCCGACTATTGTGGTATTGTCGGCCGTTGCATCATCCGGCATTGCATCCCTGATAGCGTCAATGATGCTATCGCCAATGAATCCGCCGCATGAATCTACAATCGTTCCATCTTCGGATTCGATGGAATACCAATAACAGGAACCATTGCACCAATCGGTATATTCGGCAAGAAAACGGCGGCAATCTTGCGTCCGATCTGCCGATGTTTTCGCTCCAATGTCGGACGGCTTGTCCTCCCACAATGCGATACCAGCCACTCTTGTGGTATCCCACTGACATTGTGGGCCTTGTCCAGACAGAGACCAACAGCATTGACCGTGCTCATGGTAGCTCAGAATATGGGCAAGCCCCACTCTAAGTTTATTTCGAAGCCATAGTTTCGGCTTTCCGTTGTAGAGAAACTCAGATGGATGTTTGAAGTTGACATGCCTCTGAGAAAACGAATAGACACGCCAATTGCAATCGTATGTCGATGGACTATCGCAATCTGGATCATGGTCGATTGTTAGTTTGTATTTCATTGGACTACACCTTTCTGCTTGAAGCTGAATCTTCGCCATTGTCCAGCATATTCGCCAATGTCTGCCGAATTGCGAACCCGCCATTTTATCGGCCTGTTGTGTACTAGCTTCGCCTTGCGAACAGCCGATAGGTCAGAATAGGCATACACTGCTCCGAAGTTAATCCATAGGCATCCCTGCCGATATTGCACATCCCAAAATATCTCAAGTGCTTTTTGCGTAATCATAATGCTACCATTCTGTTTGAAGGAAACCAATGCAACCTACCAGAGCACCACACAATAGTAGGCTGCATTGGGTGGGCTATTCATCGCCACAACAATCGTTGATTGCATCTTGTTCTGTATCGAACGGGCCAGTAGGGTCTCCGTCCGGCAGACAGCCCGGTTTACACGACCACCAGTACCACCCCTCTGTATATTCGCAATCGTCCGTCGATTCCAGAGGATAATCGTCAGTGTGGAATACTTCTTACCCCTCTGGACAATTGCGATTCGAATCGATCTTGAGCCACACTGAGAAGTGTACTTCGAATTGACCTACGTCCGATATTTGGAACACGTAATCCCGATACCCGCTCTGCTCCAATTGTTTGGCAATGTCGTGTGGTTTGTCCGTTTGTCCGGGGTGATATCCCGAACAATACTCTTCGTCCATCTTCCGAAAGCCGTTTGCCTCTAAGTCAATATCCGGCATAACAGCCTTACATGGATTGTTCAAACAGTCGTCAAGATAGTCTGACGGATTCTCTGCGATACAATCAAGACATACTTGCGAGCATTCTCCAATGGTCGCATAATGCGGTGTCCAGCTATAGCAGTCTGGCTTGGTTCGGAAAGCCTTTCCGCAATCGCGGCAAACTGACCACTCATCTTCCCACTCGACGGCATAGCCCAATTTTTCAAACAGATTCGCTAGTCTTGGCATTGTATCGTCAATCGTTTTTGACGTATTGGTATCGCAATCGTATTTCGTTTCGCTGTTCCAATTGGCCATTACAATCGGCTTGTCCTTATAACCGGGCTCGCAACAGCCATCCACAGTTCGAATATCGTAATGCATCCGCCTTGCGATTGCTAACAGCAATTCGATACGGCTGTTGTGGTTGACTGGGCCCTTGTCGATCAATTCAAGCTGTTTGCACACAATGGATTCTCTCTGTTGTGGTTGTTGTGGTAAGAATATCGAACCAGCCATTATGTCATTGGCTATCGCTTTTTGGTGTACTCATTCCGTCGAGTATCGCAATTGCCTCATGGGCCAAAGAATATACCTCCCACCCGATAAGGAAATTACGTCTCTTGTCGGAGTGGTCCGCCTGTGTGACCATTTTCTCTGCGACTTCAGCCACAATCCATCGCGCTACGTCTTCTCGGTTGATTTTCATCGGATGAACTCCACATTGCATTCCGAAGTCTCGAAGTAGACGCACTCTTGCCGAAAATCTTTGCAAGCTTGCAATGCTACATCTCGCAATGCCTCTACCTTTGCGGCATTGTCGCAAATGATCGTATATTGATCGTTTATTTCGACACACAATTCTCCATTGGCCATGCGATAGGCTCCAATAACGTTCCGTATCGCAGTAAAGCCCCCCGCAATGTCGATGATTGCATTCTCTGCGATTGCACTATCACGCAAGGGAACAGCCTTTCCGTCATTGTAGCATGTTGGCAAAACAATCGTGACTTTAGTTGACATGGTTTTCGTCTCCGTTTGTTGTTGTTATTATTGTTGTTGTTGTTGTTGTTGTTATTTTCGGCTATTCCGGAACAACCGGAAAATACTTGCGAACGATATCAGCATCTGCGGCATAGGATGCGGCATAGGCGGCCTTTGCCGCTGCATTGGATGCGGCATTGGATGCATTGGATGCGGCATAGGCGGCATCCGCTGCGGCATAGGCGGCATCCGCTGCGGCAAAGGCGACATTGGATGTGGCATAGGCTGCGGCATTGGATGCGGCATAGGCGGCATCCGCTGCGGCATGGGCGGCATAGGATGCGGCATTGGATGCATAGGATGCGGCATAGGCGGCATTTGCTGCGGCCTTTGCTGCTTTTGCCGTATCGGCATTCGGATTCGCGGCATACGCCTCCGCTGCTTCGATTGCTTTGAGTGGCCGATCTTCGCCGGCCGGAACAAAATGCAGAACCGATCTCGCAATGTCGCATGCAATTCGTATGCATGCGACGTAATTACCAGCATTCGGCATGGCGCGGACTAGCAACCACAACATCCAGTCTCCGCGTTTACACGAATCCCAAGCTTGTTGCGGCGAAGTCTGCTTCGCTGCCCATTCTTTTGCTTCTCTGCAAGCACCTAGTGTGTACAATCGGTCGATATTCATAGCTCATCCTTTCCTACCAATTTATACAGACGGTCAACTCGGCGAATCAGCCGGGCATGATAGCAGTCTGGATGCAACATAGTAATGGTTCAGCCTTTCAATGTCTGGAGCATGGTTTCGATCGTGTCAGTTTCCGTATGGCGACGTTCAGGCATGCCATCCATGTTGGCGGGCCTCTCTCCGGTGACTTCTTTTGTCTGGCTGTAGATAGTAGCCGGGCGATTATCGATGGCCAATTGCATCCACCGTTCCGGAAGCCATTGGATTGTATGTGTTTTTGTGTACATGGTAGTTGTCTCCCTTTCTATGTGAATCCTACCATGGCTTTTGGCGTTGTCAAGCTAAAAAATGCTGTCCATTGAAAGATTTTTCAGAATAGGCAACAGTACAATCGCTATATCCACAATACGGTGCCACATCCTCTATTTTGTGCCTCTGCGATGGCGTCGGCGTTAATGGCATGCCGTCTTGCTTTTTCTGCAACTATGGTAGTCAGCAGCGCAATTTCTGTTTGGTCTATCTCGATTAGTTCACGCAATCGCTTGTCTCCTTGAATCGCCTGCTCAAGCGGTACTCTAATTCTTCGTTTCATTCTGGGCTTCATTGTTAGTGCTTCCTTTATGTTAGTTTAGATGCCTTTACAATCCACTAAAGTATGGCACGTCTTTTTGGTTTGTCAAACATCATACCACATTTTGTGGCCTGTTGCTGGTCGGTATACTATGGGTAGTGGTGTATTATTCCTGTACAGCCTTATGGGGTATATGGTAGTGTTTATCGCATACTCTAATGGGTGGAATGTATTATTTTAATGCACCCGATTGGTAGGGTGTGTATCGTTTTAGAGCAGTATTATGGGGGTTTGGCTATCATATATGATAGCGTGACTGCCTAAAAAATAGGCAGTCTCTGCCTAAAAAATAGGCACCAAATGACAGAAGGGGGTCGGTTGTGGCCAGAGGATAAGTATAGGGTGCTGCCTTAAGTCATTAGGCTATACTAGCTTACGGTCGATCAGTTTACGCCGGCGTCGCAGAAATGTTGCCGCCCCCCCGCCATCATCCACGACGACCGACGTATGGTACCCGACCTCCCAACTCGCGCAAAAAATATAAAATTTTGAAATTCCCCACCTTTGGTTTTCGTACACATAACGGGTGGATGGACGTAACTCATTCAGCCATCTAGGTAGTATGCAACACAGGTACGACATCTACCCGGTATAGATATCAAGGCTTATCGTCAATATACCAAAAAGATTGCGGAGAGTGGGGGGTATGGTTTCTTTATTATTATATTATTATTATTATTATTTATTATATAAAAGAAGAAAGAAACCAACACTCCCACTCTCTTATATTACTTAAATGTCGTCTGCATGAATCTTCGGATGTTGTCATCTTTTCCGACAGGGTACCCTCCTTTCCTTTTCTAATTCTTCTGAGGGCCTGCATGCACCAACCAAAGGTAGAAAACGGCCGTCCGGGGAAATGTACCTAGGGCGTTTTTCACGGCTAGACGACGAATTAGTATATCAGAATCGCCGTAAGTCATTGTGAGCGTATACGAAGAAAAGTTTCCGGTCTTTCGCACGAAGAACGTTATATATCGTCAGAAGCATTACGTAAATACCGCCAAAGGTGGCAGACTGCCTAAAAATCCCACTATTGGGTGGCGTGGCTTTTTGGGAGCCGATAACACTGGACGGCCGGACTGCATGGAAGAATTTTAGGAATATGCTTGACGCACAACATCATCTGTGGTATTGTTGATGAATAAGGAGGTGCGAACTATGAAATGCGAAACGATCGAATGCAACCGGCCGTCATTTTGCCACGGCCTATGCCGTAAGTGTTATCGACGGGTTGCGCGGCGCATCCAACTCGATCCGAATCTCACGTGGGCGATGCTGACGGGAACGCTGTTGAAATCGGCGGCGCTGCATCCGGCAAGCTACTATCAAGCAGATGGCGAAAAATGGCGGCATGGACGCTCTCCGACACCGCGCAAGAAACAAACACAACGAAGGGAACCTAAAATGGCTGTATGTTTAATCGGCTGTCCGAGACCCGAGTATTCGCGTGGTCTTTGTAACTCGTGTTACCAATCGGCATTGCGGCTCGTAAAAGAAGGCGAGACAACGTGGGAGAAGTTGGAGGAGCTTGGATTCGCTAAGAAAGCGCAGCGAGTTGACAAGCGGGGAACGCTGCTGAGGAAATTCAAGGCAGCGACGGAAATCACTTCTCTAGGAATGCCGCCCGCAGCGGCGGAGCCGACCGCTGGGCCATTGGGTCAAAAAGTCGCAGATGCCGTCCAATCGACTCATGAGGGCACTTCCGCAGCTGACCACCCAGACGTGGTGTTCGGCCGTTCCGCGGCGACGCCGACGTCAGCCAACATGAAAGAAGTAACTGAAGGAATCTTGAATGATATAGACAATACGCAGTTTCTTCCTCCAATTACGAAGGATTACGGCGATCCGGAAGTCAACGTAATGATTACAGCTCGACTCCCTCCAGTTGATCCTCGCTCGGAAACCCACCAAGCGCCACATCCAGATGACGTTCAAGTTGATACTAGTATTGCACCTTGGCTGAGGTAGGAGGCTGAACTATGCTTTTTATTGGTGGTCCGAAAGACGGAGAGGAATTTTAAATCAAGGGAAGCCCTCATGTCGTTCGATGCGGCATACCGAAAGACTGTCGCGTAGTACATAGGATCGATGATTCATTCGTATACAATATGGATGAATTAAAGATTGAAACAACTGAATACATCAAGGGGTTCTTTGGTGTGGATTCGTTTGGATTCTCATACTACTATCTTCGTGGCATGTCACCCGAAGCTCAGTACGAGAAGATTTTGTGGCACAAGTACCATGTCTCAGCTTGAAAGGGAACGAAATGAACGTAACGAAAGCAATGGTTGACGAGGCTTCGCGCTTGGTTGGCGATAGCAATATAGGAAGTGTAGGGGACGGGGAGGTTCACTATCGTCTAGTTGGACATATCCTGATTTCCAATGCCATTCTCGAATGCGATAAGACTTTGGCAACAATTGCGCAGAAAGTTCTTGACACACTGCCGTAGTGATGGTAGGATGAATTTCTATGAGTGAATTCTTGGCGTTTAACAAACTGTGGAACTACTTTCGAAGGGAAAAGAAGATGAGTTACGAAGCACCTGTTAATGCCGTGCAACCCGAAGATCAGGCTATTGCCGTTCCGGCGAAGATCGTCAAGCCGCGCGTTTCCGATCCAGACTTCGTGAGGGCTTACGTTGCCTGCAAGTCATACGAGACTCTTGCCGAGAAGACCGGCCTCACGGTCGCCAGTGTTCAGCAACGCGCAAACAAGCTGCGTGAGTTGGGTGTGGCTTTGGTGAAATATGATAAGGCTAAACGCAAAACCGATGTCGTGGCTCTGAATAGCTTGATTCATGGCTAGAGTTATTCGGCCTTGAACTAAAGCGACCAAAACAGCCAGATGCTTTACGGAATCGTATGTCCGCATCCATTTGGCTGTTTTCGTTTACTTTACGCCACTGCCGTGGTATAATACATGGCTGGAGAAATGTCATGCCGATTAAGTCGCAAGCACAGCGAGCGTATTTATGGATTCACGAACCGAAGATAGCGGAGGAATTCGAGAAGAAGACTCCGACTGGGAAGACGTTACCCCAGGAGATTGCGAAGAAGAAGAGTTTCAAGAAATCAAAGTCGTAGTTCCCGGATTGAAACCAGGAAGGCCACCAGGCGCTACTGGACCGCAGTTGACCCCAGAGCAGATCGCTGAAATGCAGAAGCGATACGCGGCCGGGGAGACAATTTCGGAACTGGTAAGGGCCTACGGGAAGTGCCGGGCTACGGTTCAACGTTGGTGCGGTCCAGTTCTTTTGAATGTCGATAAGCCGAAGCAGGAAAAGCGCGTTCTTTCAGAGGGGATCGAGCAGACGTACCGGGAGAATCTTCGTTGGGCGCTGAACGCGGCAGGAGAATTCGCGTTGACCGGGCTTCGGCCGGACACATGCCCAAACCATTCGGCCTGGTTCCTGTATACGCAGGCCGTCGATGAACCGAAGGATTTCATGGCGAAAGTCGCCCAAATGGAATCGAAGGTAGATGTAAGTGAAGAAGAACAGGAAATGAAGCGCGGTAGCCGAAAGACAATCGAAGAGATTCATCAACTCCTGGAATCCGTTGGAAAAGAAAATGGCTAGAATGCAATTTCCAAATAAGGTCGTCAAGAAGAAGCCGAATCTTACGCTGCAAATCATCGTCGGATGCGAGCACTGTGGCGCGAAATTCAAGACAAGCCACGTCAAGTCAGCAATGAGCGCGATCTGCGCCATGGCTGAGGGTGTGTACGTCGTGTACCGTCATTCGACACCAGATATCCTGCCATTGTTCTTCTGTTCCGAAGAGTGTATGAGAGCAGAGGCTAATGAATCTTAATGCACGTCGAATCAGTCTTCAGTGAGCATGTTCCAAGGAAGCTGGAAGCCAATTTAATTTGGCGCGTTAGCGTTCTTGAGCGCGCGATGGAGGATATCGGATTCGCGTCTGCTATGCGAGAGGCATGCAGACAGGACCCGCTGTTTTTTATGAACGGGTTTGCATGGACATACAATCCGAAAGAATTTTCAGCGCATCCTAAACGGCCTTTCATACTACACCCATTTCAGGACGACTCGATTCTTGAGTTGATTCGCGCGATCGGTGAGCGCGACTTGCTGATCGAGAAGAGTAGAACCATGGGCGCGTCCTGGATGTGCATTTCCGCACCGGCGTGGTGCTGGTCGTTCTTGCCGGGGCAGTCTTTTCTATTTTCTTCTCGCGTGGAGGATTATGTTGATAAACCAGGCAATCCAAAGGCACTGTTCTGGAAGCTTGACTATCTATTACGGAACTTGCCGCTGTGGCTACTGCCCGAAGGATTTTCATTTGCATTACATCGATCGAGGATGCACATTGAAAATCCTGAAAATGGTTCAGTCATTGACGGAGAGAGTACAACCCCGAACCTCGCACGCGGTGACAGGCGAAGCGCGATCTTACTAGACGAGTTCGGTGTTGTCGAGTGCGGCAAGGAGGTTTTGAAGTCAACTCGCGATGCTACGAAATGCCGAATCTTCAACTCCACTGCATCAGGCGTAACGACTGCGTTCTACTCGATGCGCCAGACGAACATCAAGAAGCTGCGCCTGCACTGGTCGTCGCATCCGACGTATCGTGCCGGACTTTACGCGACTGATGACAAGGGCGATCTAAAAATCTTGGAGCCGGAAGGATACCCGGAAGGTTATCTGCCGATCCTTGACGGAAAGATGCGATCGCCATGGTACGACAATGAGTGCTCTCGCGCAGCGTCTGCGCAGGAGATCGCGCAAGAGCTTGACATTGATTACGGCGGAACCGGATATCGGTATTTCAACGCGCCAGCCATCCTGGAGGCGATTAACAAATTCGCACGTCCTCCGATGCTTGTCGGGGAACTGGAATATGACGACACGACCGGGGAGCCAATTCGATTTGTTGAGAAGGAAAAAGGGCACTTGCGATTATGGTGCCTATTGGACGGCGAAGGGAAGCCAGCTTGCGACCACAAGACGTCAATGGGCGTGGATGTGTCGGCAGGAACTGGAGCGTCCAATTCATGCCTTCAGGGATATGATAATACGCTGAAGTCGAAGCTGTATGAATATGTAAATCCGTACATTCGGCCGGAGCAACTAGCGAAACAGGCAGTGGCGATTGCAACTTGGTTTGGGAAGTCAAAGATGATTTGGGAAAGCGGCGGTCCAGGTCGTCAGTTCGGATCGCGAGTGATTGAATTGCATTATGGCAATATCTATATGCGACAGAGAGAGGAGGCTCTTTCGAGGGTAACTTCTGACGTTCCCGGTTTTGTGACGACGAAGGAGACAAAAGCGCTTCTGCTTGGCGAGTACCGATCGTCAGTAGAGAAGGGAGAATGTATCAATCGTTCAAGGGAAGCGCTGGAAGAGACTTTGGAATATATCTTCATGCCGGACGGTGGAATCTCACACTCTAGGTCGCTTAATAAAGACGATCCATCTGGCGCGAAGACAAACCACGGCGACAGATGTATGGCTGATAGTTTGGCGTGGAAGGTGTGCAGAGAACAGCAGCGTACTCCAGCTACTGAAAAGCCCGAGATTCCTGCCGGTTGTTTGCGATGGCGACAAATTCAGAAAGAACGAACACTTCAACTTGCTAGTCAAGATGGCTGGTAAATCTACAGGGAATTATTATGAAAAATCCATTGTCCGCAAAGCAAATGAGTCGCCTACACACTGCAATCGAGTGGTCCGAAAAGGCGCTTGAATTTCCTCGCCGTAAGCGGCTTGAAGCAATTAAGCACTTCGTGGGATATCATTACGCTCCAGGTGGACTTGAGAGCAGGAACATCGTTCCGATTTTGGCGTTGATTATCCAGGTGTATACTCGGATTTTGTCGCCGACTGCCCCGCGCGCTCTGATTACGACGCGACGGCCGGAACTAAAGCCGGTCGCGGCCAACTTCGACATCGCAGTCAATCAGATTCCAGACGAAATCGGACTGGCCGAGACGCTTCGCAAAATGGTCGAAGAAGCGTTGTTCTACATGGGTATCGTTAAGGTTGGCCTCGCGAAGACCGGATCGGCCCTTGGCGCTGATTACGGAAAGCCGTTTGTTGACTTGGTAACTGGAGACGATTACTTTTGGGATATGTCGGCAAAGTCATACGACGCGATTGCTTATGAGGGCAATACATACTGGGGCGATTACGAAGACGTTCTGAATGCGTCTTGGCTTAACCCCGCCGAAAAGGATGAACTAAAGCCAGACGACTTTTCGACGATTGGCCCTGCCGGAGAGAATCGCGCAGAGGGCGTTTCTGTGAACGGTACGGCCGACCAGTATCGTGATCGAATTTGGCTCAGGGACACGTACCTTCACAAAGAGGGTGTACTGATTACATCGTGCGTGAAATCAAAAAAGGTCTTAAACGTCGTGAAATGGGAAGGGCCAGCGGGCGGGCCGTACATCAAGCTGAAGTACATCGACGTTCCTGGAAATCTAATGCCACTGGCTCCGGTTGCGTTGTGGATAGACTTGCATGAAGTGCAGAATAAGTTGTTCCGCAAGTTGTCGTCGCAGGCTGAATCGCAAAAGAGCGTTCTTGGCTTCCAGGGTGGCGATGACGAAGGTGTCAATGCGTTAAAAAATGCAAAGGACGGCGACGGCATCAAATACAATGGAGCCGATCCAAAGGTGCTCGGCACTACTGGAGTCGACGCCAAGACGTTGGCATTCTATTTGCAATGCAAACAGTTGTCGAGTTACTTCGCCAGCAACCTAGATACGCTTGGTGGTCTTGCTATTCAATCTGAAACACTTGGGCAGGACAAAATGCTCGGTGAGGCGGCTGGCGCTCAGATGCGCGATATGGTGGACCGAACCTATAAAGTGGTGCGCGAAATCTTCTACGCCCTTTCGTTCTATGAGTGGAATGATCCGCTTACAAACCGAACGCTCGATAAGGTGATTCCTGGAACTGATCTAACGATTCCTGTTGCGTGGAATCAGGCGTCGAAAAAAGGTGACATCAACCTGTACGATCTTGGTGTTGATATCTACTCGATGCAGGATAATTCTCCAGGAACGAGACTGCAAAAACTTAGTCTTATCATGCAGCAGTTCATCACGCCACTTGAGGGACAGATTCAGGCGGCTGGCGGTCAAGTTGATGTCCAAGAAATCTTTAAACAGGTTGCGCGATATGCTGACTTTGCTGAGGTGGCCGACCTTGTTCGGTTTGTTGAGAAGTCTGATACGCCCGGCCAGGCGCAGTCGCCTGCTGGAATGCCATCGAGCACTCGTCGCGAGTATGTCCGAACCGGAAAGCCGGGCATGTCCGTGCAGGGCGCGGATGCAACGTTGGCGCAACAATTACTGAGTCAAGGTGGTGAAAGTGGCGTAAGTGAAGGCGAATAGCTGTAGCGAAAATAGCGTTTGCGATGTTTTGTTGTTTGTGCTATAATATACACTGGAGCCGAACCATGCCGTTTTACTGTTACTCTGACGAGTCCGGATGTGTTGAGGAACGCTTCTTCCGCATGGGGAAGGCTCCTGAGTTTATTGTGTTGGATAATGGTTCCAAGGCGACCCGAGACTTTGCGGCGGAGCATAGTTCGCGCCGGTCGGTCGCTTGGAACCCAATTGAGTGCATTGCGAGCGGTGTGCCAGCGCAGCAGGCCGGAGAATTGCGCGAGTTCTATAAGAAGCACGGAGAGATTGTAGAAGTGTCTTCACGAGGGAACCCAGTGTACACCAGCGCGCAGCAGCGAAAGAGGTTGCTGAAGTTACGTGGACTTCACGACAATGACAGTTACTCATAAGAAGAGAGAGACCAATGCCACTTGACCAACAAATAACGGACGAAATTACGCAGGCAGTTGACGCACAAGTACAAGACAAGAACGATCAGTTGGTGGCCGAACGCGAGCAAGCCATCGAGC